TGAAAATCTTTTGCAAAATAGGACCTTGTGCGATCAGCGGACTGTTAGAATCGGTCGGGGCTCTAACACTGTTGTTTGGTCTTGCCAACCATCGCACTAGTTGGACTTTAGTTGATAACCAAGGAAGTTCGACGTTCACACATCCTTCCCATGTTTTCCCTCTTCTACCTTCTGATTGCTTGTTTTATCATCCTTCAACGAATCATTTCCAAAGCTTTCAGAGGCAGTTGAAGTATCTCCAGAACTCCTGTCTGCATAGTCACAGATGCAGGAGCCAAAACTTGTTCTTATCTTAACCAAAAGTTTTCTCATGCCAGCATCAGTGGAGCGGCACGTGCTCCCAAAGACAGGATGGTCCCGTCCATGGAGGCAGTGATTGATCCACCAAAAGCAGACAAGTCTTTATAGACTTGGCCTGCTTTGTTGGCCCATGAGGCGACTTGGTTACGATGTTTCCAGGCCCACCCGGCAGCAGCAGACACCCAATTTCCGGCTGCATGCCAAACGTCCTTGAAATGGTATCCACCATTTTGGGTCAAATCAGCATGCATGGGCATCAAGTGTCCATTACTACGTGGGTGGGGGATATCAGAGAATACCCCAGCATGAACATTGTCCATGGAACTGGTCACAAGGAACTCATTCTGGCTCACAACACTTTCAACAAAACCTTGTTTGCCATCGGTTTCCACAATAGCAACAAAACGGGCGATGACGCTTTTGGCCTGATCGAATTCGATTTCGAGTTCAACCCGTCCATTGCCTTCAAACTCAAGCATTTGACGACGATTGAGCTTGTAGGTAAGAGACCCAAAACCTCGATTCCGTTCGAGTCGCTCATCGCTATCGACGGTCTCAGCCGCGGCAGCAGTAGCGCTATACGCCTGGTCCAGTTGTCTGTAAGTTACGAAACCACCAACATCAGCCGCAGCAGTACCATCCTCAAAAGAGATGCCAGCTGCAACAAGCCTAGCCCCCACCTCGGAAGTGGCTTGGTAGGCGCCAATGTTATTGTTTCCGTTATACCACGCAAAATTGACGGCATAATCCCCAGTAGCCTCATCAGCGTACTTAGTGAATTGAACTTTCATCTTGGTGATAGTCGCAGTGATCTCCCGACCCATCTTTGCACAGTGTGCAGGTAAAAATGAGTCAGGGATCGGAATTGCTGGAGCAGCAAATGGGTTGGCCAAGGCGGCAATATACCGTGCCTGAGCGGCGTGGCCTTCATTGATAAAATCAACGTTTGGGGAAGATAAAACGGCTCCCCCGGTCCTAGCATTGTTCTTATTCCTTGTATTAGTCATAACACAAGAGCGACAGATACTGGACAGCCGCGAATAAGTCTTTCTCAACCAGGTGTTCAAATTCCTGTACAACCATGGGATTGAGATCAAAAGCTCTACAATAACTCAAGAAAGCTCTCTTAGTGTAAGTTCCTGGAACAACAGGAACCTTCACCAAACCCTCTTGCCTCATCCAATAAGCTAGACCACTCTTCAATTCACCCTCTAATCGCTCTTGCCCGCAAGAGCTGAGTGCGTTGTAGAACGCACCGATTAAAGGGCAATCTGCATAAAGAGATAATCCGCACATGCCGACATCACGTAAGTAATTGTCATAATGCGCAACGCCTCTGGACGAAATGGCAATCATGTCTTTGAACACACTCGTCGGTTTCCTGACCATCATCCACCCGCTGTCTAGATGGACAGGTTTCATCTGACAGAATTCAATGTGTTCAAGGGTATACACAGGGTCTTCAGCGACCATGTTGAAACCATATGCCACAAAGAAAAGATCAAAACCTTTAAGAAAATCCTCAAGGTGGTCACTCTCCATAATGACAACGGAATCATCCCCATTGTTCACAAGCTTGAACTCGAAACCTAGCGCTTCCTTCCAGTGAAGTAACACAGAGGTCATCAGAATCACATTACCGACTGAAGTGTTCATATCTCCAGACATTCTACCAGTTGCTTTATACTCAAAATCGTACAAGTCTCCTTTACCCTTGCAATAATTTGCAAGTTGGCATCTCAGAAGGCTGTGCAGCTCTTTGTCTCCTGGCCACAATTTCTTGTAAACAGAATGCTCAAACTGCAAAGCAGACTTCGACACATGTTGATCAAACCTACTCGCATCCAATCCTACCGCCACCGGTGAAGTGAAAGAATTCCACTTCCTAACTATCTCAGCAGCCATCGCTTGTAAATTACAATGCTTGAAGACTGAAACTTCTCCCCACAAAGCATCTATACCTGAGTATATTGCCAGTTCATTGTGTTTATTAATGTACTGGCCAAGCAAAATGTTGTATTTGTAAGAGCGAGGAGAGATAATGCGCGGGTCCTTACCTCCGGATGCCACTAGTTCCCATTTAACGAAAACATTTACGTGGACATCTTTTGGTTGAAGATTCCTTTGCCTCCTCAACTCCTCAAGCGCTTCAAGATAGACCTGGTATTTTCCCGAAGGTCTACTATCCACAAATTCCTGAGGCGTAATTTTCTTCACTCTCACATGAGTGCACAACCTAGTGCCTATGCTCTGCATGTCACCAAACCACACTGGCAGTAATTCAAAACTCCTGAAATATTCCTGTTTGGAAATATGTTCCATTGTTCTGTACTGCAACCCTTCCTTCAATCTCTTCGGAAGACCTTGGTGTTTCCCAATGATCTCGTCGTAGTCAAAGCCGGGGTTCTTGATCATAAGCACCCGATTAACAATGCCTATAAACAAGTTGTGTGATGAGGAGTTATAACAGCTCCACTGGCCAACTACACCGGTTGGCCCCACAAAACGGTTTGGATATCTCAACTGTCTACCTTTGTAGTGCAGCGTAAAACCCCCATAGTCGAACTGAGGACCATAGAAGGTCGGCCAGTCAAGTCTAGGAGTTGCCATAGACTGACTTGCCGCACGCTGCGCAAGGAGTCAATTGAGCTTCCCACCGTCTGCCCGGAGACCACGGACTCTTTCCCTGATGAGCGGTAGGTAATCGTTCATTGCAGGATCAGAGAGCCTATGGCCCATACTAGTCTGATTGTTCCCAGAGACCAGCCTTTCATAGGAAGTCAAGAAAACAGTTTCATTCCAGTTACCATCCGAGCGCATGGTAGCAGTTAATTTATCGGAAATGACCTTCACCCTGTGAAGCTTCAAGTAAGTCGATCGGTATTTAAGAGGACAGGGAACCAACATAGGAAGCAAATCTCCAGGTGGTAACATCAATGCATGGTTAGGCAACCATATCCCAATGCATCTTGCAATCCGGGGGTACACGTGATCCCATGTCCTAAGAAAATTAGGCACGTCATCATGAATATCATAGAAAAACTTGATCCAACCCGAGCAGAGACCGAAGTCACTTGCTGAGTTATAAAGAATCTTGTTTCGCTGTGAGTTCCTCCCTAGATTCACCACATCATAAGACACTTTCTGAGTCTTGTTTTGAATGTCCCAACTCCCGGCGTCGATACGCGGTGGTTGATTCCAAACCGCATGCCACTTTCCAGGGAAGGGTTTGGGGTTGTCTTGTAACGCATGTCGGTTGGCTTCTTCCAAGCGATCCCAATCTGCCTTAGTAAACAAACAACAATCCAATGTCACATCCTTAGTAGTAGTCTCATCCCTACCAATGCTAATGCAACCAAGCTCAAACAGTCTGTTGATTTTATCGTACGTTAAATGCGTGTACTCAGTTGAGTAACGCACACGGGCTTCCGTGTGTAACACAAGCTCTGCTTGTGCCCTCTCTATTACCGCGGCTACTCTCGCCTCCAGCCGTCTCCGCCGACTGCACAATCGCCGAATTGTCAGTCGGATGGTGCAAACCACAAGCACCAAAATTACCATCGGAACAAGCTGACGCAGGATGACCAGTCCTTTGTCTACATGCTCTTCTGATACCACCTCACCTAGTAAGGATTTAAATTTTCTCCCACAGGAAATGTCAAATATCTTCCCAGTCCGCGACCAGCATTGGGGAGAAGCTGAAACAGGATCACTGTCTGCCTCAAACGCTGGAAGTTGAAGTGTTCGGCGAACAAAGTCAATGCCGAAATTTGCCCCCGGCGGAGTGTGGTGAACTACATGTTGTAACCAACGGTCAACATCATGCAACCACCCAACTCTAGCGGGTTCTGGAGTAGTATTAGCGGGTCCCCATCCTAACATTTTACGGTATTTCATATAATCAGTCATTGTCATTGTTTTGTTTTACCTATTTTGGCCGTGTCGGTTTGCACGGAATATCCCTTCAGCCCACTTTGCCCGTTAAAGCAGACTACATCGTTCAATATCGCCCTAAGGCACCCCTTGATGGTCTAGGCTTGCGCCAGCGATAACC